TCGCCGCAAAGGGCTTGGAGACCGAGCAGGAGTTTTTTGACGCCTACTGCGCCGCACACCTGGACAAGTACGGCGAAGAGTTTGCGCCGAACACCAACAAGGCATGGTAAATAATCAGCTTCACCGAAGCCCCTTAACCGGGGCTTTTTTCTTGCCCTTTTGGGTAGCCGAAAAAGTACACGTTAATAAATGCTTGTATGATGAAATAGATCGAAATGCCAATATAAAAGCCGGGAAAACCCGGCTTTTTGGCTTATTTGGGGCTATAAATCAATATATCAATCTAATTAACCATTCGCTACTGATAGACAACAGCCCGCGCGCATATAATGTAAATAAATGACAGGTACACATTAAAAGTAAACAGGATTGTACACGTTTACAGATCGGCAAAAGCTTGTTTGATATATGCCGCGCTTGTGGTCGTATCGCCGTCCAGCTCGTGAGCGTAAACGCCCAGTGTATCCATGCTCGCGGAGTGTCCCACGACTTGCTTTAACAGGGGCAGGGGCAGCACTGATTTGACGATGGAGATATACGTATGCCGTAGCTCGTGCAGTGTGCAGGGCGTATCGATCAATTTTGCGACTTTGCCCCATTCATATCGAATCTCTTTATATTCGGCTCTCGTCCCGCTCAGTGACGGAAAGATTAAGACAGTGTCCAGCTTCCAGCGTGTGAGAAAAGCGCGCTGCTCGTCTAAAATACTCTCAGCTTGCGCGATCAAGGGGATGTTTCGCTGTGCGTTATCCGTTTTGCCCTCGCCTATATCGCCATCGGCGCCCACGGAGCGCCGCAAGTGCAGAACATGGTCGGAGATGTCGCCCCATTCCAGCGCTAACGCCTCGCCTATCCTCAGCCCTGTAAGGGGCAGAAGCTGAAAAAGATATATGTATGGGCTGTCGGTGTCATCCAGCGTATACAGGCGCTTGTAAGCGTCGTGGGATAGCGCTTGCTTGTCTTTTGCCTTGCCTGCTTCCTTGGGTATTTGCAGGGTGCCCTCCCTCAGTTCCTCGCACTCCCAGCGGCGCGACAAAGCGTATTTGTTGAGTGACACGATCAGCGTTTTGGTTGCCTGTATCGTGCCCGCAGCGTAGCCCTCCGCCGCTAAGCCCTTTAAGGCGCTCTGCCAGTCGTAGACGGTTATAGCGCTTAACTTGCGCGTGGGTGGAATGTAGGCAGTCAGGCGCTTGTATGCACATTCTAAGTTAGACGCCGCCCGCCCTGTAATCTCCTTGCTGTGATCGGCAATGTACAGATCCCAGGCATCACAAAAGCGCTGTTCTGTGGAAAACTTCCTCAGCCACTTGTCAGCTTTTTCCTCAGCCTCATGCTTCCCCTGTTTGCCAGGTGTGGAGCAAACAAACGTCTTGCGCTCTCCGTCTCGCTGTACGTTGATTTGCCAACGTTGCCGCGCTTCTATCCAAAGCGCTTCGGCTCTCCTTTTTTTCATTCGTTCTCATCCTCCTTGATTATCTCCAAAAGGCGCTTGAAGCGTCTTTTTTGGGCTTTTGTCATTTGGTGGTATTCTTCTATTACCGCGCGCTCGTCCTCGTCATACAGGGCATCCAGAGCGTCCAGAGCGCGGCTGTGCTCGATGTTCTCCATCATCGCGCGCCATTCTGCCGATTTACCCCGCGCAGCTATTCCGGCGCTGGTGTAGTCTGCTTTTGTTTCTTCTACGCCATAGACAAGATAATCCAATGTAACATTGAAATATCTGCAAAGAGATTCCAGCGTTGAAAGCTTTGTGTTGTTGTACCCTTTTTTATAAAGACCGTCTATTGTTGTGTATGGTACGCCAGAACGTTTTGCTAATGTCGAATTGTTGTCGCCTGTTCGCTGTTTCAACAAATTCAACCTTTCTAAAAACGTCATTTGTATCACCTCAAACATATATTACAACCTCGAAACAGTTTTGTCAATAATTTTTTTACCCCTCAGGGTAAAATTATACTTGACAAACTACCCCACAGGGTATATACTATCCTCGTAAGTTACCCCGCAGGGTAAAAGGTGGTGAAGCTAATGTTTGAAAACCTGCGAACTGAACTAAACCGAAAGAACATCAGCATCGCCGGGCTTGCGCGTTTGATCGGCGCGACTGAAAAAACAATGCAGAACAAACTGCAAGGCCGGACAGAGTTTCGCTTAAGCGAAATAATGATGATACACGATGAACTACTCCCGGAATTTGAATTGAAGTACCTGTTTAAGAGATAGAAAGGATGGTATCACATGGACAAGCTCGGAAGAACACTGGAACACCTGCTGAACACTCACCCCGAATACGTTGTCGGATTTATCGTTGCTCTACTCGGTCTCGTCAGTCTCTACGCACTGCGCGAAATATGCAGCATTCGACCAATAGCCTACGCGCTGCAAAAGCTGCATCTGGTAGAGATCGAAGAAGTAGACGAGACCTTTGAAACGAAGTAAGCGCCCTTTGGCCTTCGGCGTTTACGTTTATCGGGCTATAAGCCCAGCGCTTGGCGACTCTCATCACCTCCACGGCCCGGCGCGGGCGGCTGGCTTTCCGGCACGAGGTTTTGACGGACTTTTACCACGACCGCACAAAGTTTTAAGCCGCCCTATTTTTTGAAAGGAGTAACAGCATGGACTATCAAGAATATATGTCATACATCGAAGATGTCAAGGACGCATTGAAAGACCTAAAGGACGCGCTGGAACGCGCAGAGCGCGAGGGTTACGATTGCGAGGAAATCAGCTCCGGCGAAGTTGACAGCATGATCATCAGCGTACAGGAACAGCTTGACGAGCTGGAAGAACTGGACAGGAAGTATCCGACAACAAACGCCGAGCGCTACGGCGTGGACGAGGGAGATTTTTTTTGATGGGTAGGCACATTTCGTTTTTTGATGGGGACGACCTCATGCAGTACAAGCGCTACGTTGAAGCGCATGGATGGGACTGCAAGGAGTTGTCCAGGCGCTCCGGCATCCCCTACCACAAGATCACTGCCGCATTTCGCGGCGAGGACTTGAGCACTGCGGACGCAAAGCGGCTCATGGATGCGGCAAACTTGCCGCTGGATGAGATAGATTTTTACTTGTTCGGTAATTACTGAGAAGGAGGTAACATCATGGATAAAAATGAAGTCACGGTAACACTGACCGCAGAGGCGGTCGAAACGATTCTGAAGCTGCTGCTCAGGCGCATTGATGACTTGGAGTACGGCACGGAATGGCTGAATAAGAGACTGAGCGAAGTAGAGAAACAAAAGGAGGCTGAATAATGGCACAGGTTATCGCTATCATGGGCGAGAGCGGCGCAGGCAAGACTACGAGCTTGCGCAATCTTCCCCCGGCACAGACGATGTACATTGACGCTGATGGTAAGGGTCTTAGCTGGCGCGGCTGGCGTGACCAGTACAACAAGGACGCGAAGAACTACGTCAAGAGCAGCGACAAGGGCGTTATCCTGAAAGCGCTATCAGTTGCGCAGGACACGCCGACAGTGAAGTATGTGGTTATCGACACCTTTAACGGTGTGATGATCGATGACGAAATGGCACGTATGCAGGAAAAAGGCTATGACAAGTGGGCTGATTTAGCTGCTGCTGTTTACGGCATCGTGGGCTATATGCTGCGCATGAGGGACGATATAACGTGCTTGTGCCTGTTCCATTCGCAGACCGACCGAGACGACTTTGGAAACGTCTGGACGAGGATCAAGACCAACGGCAGGAAGCTTGACAAGATCGTTCTGGAAAGCAAGTTCACGACTGTACTGCTGGCAAAGGTCATTGACGGAAAGCATGTGTTTGAAGTACACAGCAACAACAGCACTGCAAAAACGCCGCTCGGAGCGTTTGAACAGGATACAGTACCTAACGACATCATGGAAGTATTGAAAGTATTGGAGGATTACAGGTAATGATTAAGCGACCCGAAGATTTTGAGACTGCGCAGAGCGCAACTTACGGCACCGTTGCGAAGCTCCCCGCTGGCGGGCATGGCTGCATGATATACAAGGCCGAAGTTGTGACCGTGGGCGAGGAACACATCGTGCAACTGCACATCTATTTCGACATCGCGGAACATGGCGAGTATGACGGCTTCTACAAGGCGAAGTTTGAGAATGGGAAGAAGTGGGGAACGCCAACATGGCAGGGCATCTTCAAGCAGCGTGTGTACGGCGCGGACGAGAGCACCAACCCCTATTTCAAGGGCCTGATTACCGCGATTGAGGAAAGCAACCCCGGCTACAAGTGGAATTGGGACGAAAAGAGCCTTGCCGGAAAGCGCATCGGTTTCATCTTTCGTGAAGAAGAATTTAAGTCGGCAAAAGGGGAAATACTCACGACTGTTCGCCCCGCATGGGCGTGCGGGTATGATGGCGCGAATGAGATCGAAGCGCCCGCGATTAAAAAGCTCGACCCCTCGAAGCTCCCCGCGAACATCGCCCATCCCGAACTAACGCCCGCCCCGGAAGTAAAGCTCCCGTGGGAGTAAGGGCTTGATATAGGGGGAGGTTAACCCCTCCCCCAGATGAATAACGAGAAAGGAGAACAGACCATGAAGGACTTTGCTGCATTGCCCCACAGTTACAAAAGGGCGATGGAACAGCTCAGCGACAGTGAGTTCGGTAGGCTGATGCGTGCGCTTATTGACTACAGCGCGGACGGAACACCTATAGCGCTCACTGGCAACGAGAGATTTTATGCCGGACTGGTGATGATGACCGAGGACGCTTTCAAGATAGCGAATGAAGTCACCGTAGAACAAAGACGAGAAGCAGGAAGAAAGGGCGCGGAGAGCCGTTGGAATGGCAAAAATAGCGTCGCCATTTCTGCCATCGAAAAGAGAAAAGAAGCAAAAGAGAATACACGTGATATATATATAAATAATAATAATAATAATACTTCTCCGAAGGTTGTTAAACATTATCAACAGTATGGTGAATATGGTTGGATTAAGTTAACTGATGAACAATACCAAAGGTTGTTGAATGACTTAGGAGAATCGTTATTAACTGACACCATCACTAAGCTTGACGAATACTGCCAACAGAACGGCAATAAGGGCAAGTACAAAGACTTCAACCTCGTTATCCGTAAGGCTGTCAGAGAGCATTGGTTTGAGCGCACAGGCTCGACAAAGCGCCCGAACAGCAAGGAGTTTGACGAGAGAGACGTACACGAAAGCGAGTTCGCAAGCGGATTCTATGCCGATGTGATGAACCGCAAAAGACCGGGGGAGGGCGCAGAAGAATGAGGGTTCTTGTTGCTTGTGAAGAAAGCCAGGAAGTGTGCAAGGCTTTCCGTGCGCGGGGGCATGAAGCGTATTCCTGCGACCTGCAAGAGTGCAGCGGCGGGCACCCTGAGTGGCACATCAAAAGGGATTGTTTGCCGCTGCTGGATGGAAATTGTGCCTTTACGACTGTGGGGGGAGTACAGGTAACAATCAGCGGCAAATGGGATTTGATTATAGCGCATCCACCATGCACTTATCTTACAGTCACAGGGAACAGATGGTTTAATGTTGACAAGTACGGTAATAAGGCCATTCAAAGATTAAAGGACAGAGAAGATGCAGTCAAATTCTTTATGAAGTTTATTAATGCGGACTGTCCCAAGATAGCAGTTGAAAACCCTATAGGCTATATGAGCACTCATTATCGAAAGCCGGATCAGATCATACAGCCTTATCAATTCGGACACAGCGCAAGAAAAGGAACCTGCCTATGGCTGAAAGGATTGCCGAAGCTACGTCCAACAAACATTGTAAACCCAGGCGAGATTAAGCCGGGGGGGTACAGCGTAGGAGCTTCCGCAAACTATGCGAGAGACGAGAACGGAAAAATCCTGGCATGGAATGACCCACGCACAGCAAAAATGAGAAGCAAAACCTTCCCTGGCATCGCCCAGGCAATGGCTGAACAATGGGGATAGGAGGACGTGGAAGATGACGCAGAATATCCGAGTGCTTAACTACCTGAAACAATACGGAAGCATCACGGAAGGGGACGCATACAGGGAGCTTGGTTGCTCCCGATTGAGCGCGAGGATTCACGATCTCCGCTACTTAGGTTTCGACATCAAAACGATATACGAAACGAGCACAAACCGTTACGGCGAAAAGGTACGATATGCGCGATATACGCTGAGGGAGGAATGAACATGGCAAGGGTTTTAACTGTTGCAGAGATAAGTGCATTGCCGGAAGGCACTGTTGTTTGGGGCGAGTTTTGGTCAAAAGAAAATAGACGCTGGCATGATATCATACCAGCTATGCGATGGGGATACGAGTCTCTTATTAATGGTGGTGGTCAATATACATCCGCAAATAAATACGGCACAATTCCTCGTCCTATCGGTCGCAGTCTGCGTTGGTGGAGTGAAAAACCAACTGACAAAGAAATGCGAGAAACGAAGTGGGATAACAAAGCATCAAAAGAAAAAGACATTGTAAAGCTCTATGGTGGCTATATCGATGTTGACAGAATAAACGATGCATCTAACGAGTTAGATTTTTGCGGTGAAGTCATCATTGTAAAAAAATTGATTGAACTGGGCTTGTTGAAGGTGCAAAAAGAACAAGGGCTAATGATCACAAGATACAATTGGGCTATAAAGGCGGTGAAGTGGGATGACTGAAAAGCAACAAGCAATTTTGTGGTTGGACAGTTTTGCAAAACGTAAAGAACCAGTTGTTTTAATTCCAAAAACACTTATTAACCTCATATATACCGTTCTGAAAAATGAGGAAGAAATAGAACCGATTGAGGATGAAGATGGGAATTTCTTCTGTGGGAGAGGGCGATGTTCATGTGTTGGAAACAGAAAGCAAAACAAGATAGTGAAGTTGTGTAATTTTTGCCCTGTGTGTGGAAAGGCGGTGAAATGGAATGACGAAGTTTGAAAAGGCGATCAAAGAATTACGTTGGCTTCAATTCAATTTTCCGTGGCAAGACAATCCGGAAAATGATGCTGACAAAATGACAAACGCTATACACAAGTATACAGGTGATGCTATTGAGTTGTTAGAATCTCAGCAGTGGATAAGCGTCAAGGACAGACTGCCGGACACAAGCATTGAGTATATCGTATGCGCCATTGACGAGGACGGAGAACAGTTTGTGACATCTGACCATTGGCTTGATACGGTAAGGCATTGGTACTTGTTCGATGAGCATGCCGATAGTGTTGTCACCCACTGGATGCCTTTGCCCGAACCGCCCAAGGAGAAGAACAATGAAGGTAAAGATTGACAAATTCGGCTACGAATATCTGCCCAATGTGACTTTTGCCGCTTCGATAAGCTCGTCCAGCTTTTGTTGCTGTAGCGGATGCCACAAATGTGCAAAAGTCATGAAGCTCAGTTTTCCGCAAACGTTATACGGGCCGCCGAGCTTCACAAAACTTGAGACATCCTACAGTGAACGGTGGTACT